AGTAGGCGAAACACGCGTTTGATTTATATTGCTAAACTCAGATACTTGTCTTATTGCATCTTGATTTTCAACATCAATTATCCTTAGTTTTATCTCGGTTCGATCTGGAGATATTTCTTGTATCTTAAGATATTGTTCGTCGTAACTGCCAATTAAATTTTTAAAAAAGTTAACAACAAACGTGTAATTGCCAGTTTGTATTTCTAAATCTCTTAATTGATGTGCAACATCGATAATTAATGGCGGGGATCCAAATGAATATTCATTTCCAGTTTCAGTATTATAATACGCAGGAATTGATTTAACTGCATTTACAGAATGATTTCCAGTTAACCAATTATCTGATGCATATATATGTAATTCAATTTGACTGCCAGGTCCAGCTGTTGTAATATCCGGATCGAATGTATACCCAATCGACTTGAATAAATTTTTATTAATACCCGGATATCGTTCTGCTAGTATTGCAGACGTAGAATTTTGTATTTGGTCTATATTTTTATACTGTGCTAACATATGTTATTCTATAATCCCATCTCCGCCAGCTACTAAATTGTCAATTGTTGCATCAAGTATAATATTTAAATCTTGTGTTCTATTACCAGAAGATACCCAACTGAACCAGTTTTGCCAACCCTGTCGGGTAGATGGTAATTCATCGCCTGCTTCTTGTAAAGCCTGATTAAAATTATTAAATAATACGTCTACTCTATTCGTTTGTAATACCGCCGGCTGGCGATCGAACAACGTTTGTATATTGGCCCGAATTAATTCGGTTGGAACTCTGTCACGATCGCGATCAAATGTAACAGGTGGAATTTCACCGGTCTCTGTATCTGGTAACTCTATAGGCGGAATATCTGGTAAATTGATTTGTGCACTAACGGTTACGCCGGTATCGGCAACAGGAAATGTAAAATAGCGAAATTGGGTATCAACTGTATTAATAACACTTCGATTTGTATATCGTTCTTTCACAGTTTCAATAAACAATTTTTGGTTGTCATCATTTCCAGAATAAACAACAACGTTTCCGTTACTATCTCGTTTAACTATATCCGGGTTATTTGATTGTGCTGTTAATCCGTATTGTGTATATAGACTGAAATCTGCCATTATCTAACTACTTTAAAATAATATTCATCATCAATGCGTTGTTCGGTAAATCCGTCTACAATTTTAAACTCTAACCGATAATATCGCTCTGGCATAAAGCCGTTCATGTCCAGATAAATAAAGTTGCTTGTAGAATCACAACTAATTTTATTATAAATATTATCATACGGAATTATAGTTTCATCCGTAGCAGCATCTTTAACAGAATAATAAGTAGTAGCCGGCAAACGCTTAACTGTTTGTAACGGAAATAAATTAGTAGGAGATTTTCTAGGATATCTATCACGGCCGTATAATCGAATCTTTACGATATCGGTGTCTCGATATTCTCCTTTTAATTTTGTATACATTGTATATGAATCTAAATCAATTTGAGTTAATGTAGACTCATATGAAGAATCATCCCAATACATTGTTAATTTTGGAACATATATAGTATGCGTATCTCTACTAAAAAATTTAATGTATCCTTGTTTATTATTATCTAACTCATCTACATCAGAAAATTTTAAAATAAATCCATTATTTTCAATAGTACGACCTCCAGAACCAGATACCCATAACCGTATTGCCCCGGACACATCCATATTAATATCAGTTGGTCTATACGTAAAAGCTTCTGATTCGGCTAGGCCTGGCTGATAAAAATATGATGAATTAAACAAAGATTCATTAAATATTCCCGATCCGCTTTGGTATAACCAAGATCCACCGGCCCCAGATCCAGAGACATACAGACTTGAACTATTTATTCTAATTTCCTGTGAACTAGATATCCACGATGATCCACTCAACGGCCGATTCCAGGTTATGCCATCTGTTTTTATAGGAGCAGAACTTTCGAATCCAGTACCATTAACCCATTCTTGGCCAACTACTTTTGCATCTATAGTGTATTCTGCTGGTAAATTTTTTGCATTAGTAGTAAATAATTGCAATACAAATTTACAGTCATTAATATCAACATTGTATTTAGATAACGTAGCTGCAATTTCAGCCATATCAAACTTTACAACAGATCTAGATTTTTGCAGAGTCGAGCCATCAGTGCTTAATCGTTTTCCTATCTCCAGTATTTCATCAATACCAGTATTAGTAGTTGGCACAGATTCATACATCGTAGCATCTTTTTCTGCGTAAAATATTCTAAACATTTCTATATCCTTTTTATACTAACGATACTTTATGCCAAACGCTACCGCTACCAAAATATAAGTCTCCACTTGATGAAACTGCCAATGCTCCGTTAATTACAGCGGATAGTGATCCGGTTTTAAATGTTAATGTTGAACTAACAAATGAAGATGTTACAGCAGTTGTAGAATATGAAGCAGTTACTGCAAATGATGATGTCGAAGCCACTGAAGAAGATATCGAATATGAAGCTGACACCGCATTTAACACATATGAAGCGGTTGTAGCAGTACCAGTTAACGTTCCAATTAAACTGCCAGTTATATTAACAGACCCAGATAAACTTAAGTTTTCAACTGTGTTTCCTGTTAAAACATTATATAAATCTGAAACAAAACTTGCTGAAATAAGTCCACCAGCTGTTATCTGTGCTCTATTGTCAGATAATACACCCATGATTTCCTTTTATATATAAATATAGTACTAGTAATTTACTACTCTACCACGTATGTCTGAATTTGGAAATCTTACTTCGAATATACTAGGATCTAGCGATGGATATATAACTCCGCTTTTTGTAGCAGAGCTTAAGTCATACGAATTACCAGAATATCCTAAATCGACATCTGCTTTATTATTCATAATAACTTTAACTATGCTTTGAACGCCTTCGGTATTTGCAATAATATTAACAACATTTGATTTAATAATTGGCTGATTAATTTGCCACCGATCAATATTAAAAAATTCTTTAACGTTGTTTATACATCTAATTAGAACATCGCTACTATTATAATTCGATCGAGTAGTTATTTCAAAATCAATACTAATATTAATAATAAATGCATCTTTAATATTAATTGCGTCTGTTAGAATTCTATAATAATCTAGATATGATTTTAAATTTTCCTTGATAGCAGTATTTAATGCAGTTAATTGTTTCGAAGAATTAAATCCTAAAACATACATGTTCATAGCCATTGGATTATTTATTCTTGTTTCAATTAATTGTTTTTGGGATAACTGGTCATCTGGTACAATATATGCTTTTGCTATACTACCAAATCTAGCCGGCATTGAATATGATCGTATAATATAATCATTCGCAGTTACCAATCTGTTTTGAGTAGCAAAGTTGCCAATTGCATTATTTTTTATATCTTGTATCGTGTCAATAGTTTTAGCCCCCATTGCTGGTATTGGGTTATTAACAGAAATAGTTTTTTTAACAAAATTTAATACCGAAGCTGCTTGTCCGCCATTTATATCATCTGTAAATTCGATAAATTGTATGTTAGTTAATACATTTGCGGATACATTATCTGAAATTCCATTACCTATTGTATACGTTACAGTTAATGTGGTATTTGCAGGCGCTTGGCCATATGCTCTAGTATATAAAAAATTTGATGGATCGATATCTACGTCAATTGGTCTACGAAATCCTGCCAACCCATTGCCTACATTTGTTGGATTTGGAATTATTTCTTCGTCGTTATTATCAGATATACCAGCGCCAAATTGAATTTCTGTTCTATCATCCGATCTTAGTTTAGTTACAAATCGCTTCGAAGTTTTTCTCAATTTTAGTAAACTGCCTACTGACGATCGGTATTGTGCTAAATCTGGATCATTTTCTGCTAAATTCGGAACTTCTTCGAATATAGTGTCTTGTGCTAAATACGGCACATTGTACCAATTATCGCCATCTGATTCTTCGATACTTATTATTTCTATAATACCAGTATCAGGCAACACAATTTTATCATATGGTATCGGTGAAGCAAAAGTATATGTAGCAGTTTTTACCGTGCCAGATACAGCTTTAACCGTTTTCTTTAATAAATAATAAGTTGGTTGCTTGGTTGCATCATCACTTTCATATATGGTAACTTCGGTAGTATCATATGATGACGAAAACCCAAAATCTACAGTATTCAATGTTCTGAATTCTATATTTGTATTTTGAGTAGAAACCCGTAACCCGGAATTAACTGTTAAAGCATATGTAAAATCTGGCCTAACTAGATCGCCAGATCCGATGGCTGGCACAAGTTGATATACATCTAAATCTACATATGCAGACGTAGCACTTTTTACATTATAACCTAACATTCTAGATATGTCGGTAATATTAGTTCGTTCTTGTGCTTGTGTTAATAAAGATTCTTTAAGATTCGAGTCTGTATAATATGACAGAACATCTCCTACATATGAAGCCATTTCTAGAAATATCATTCCTGGAGATGATTCATTAAAATCTGTATAATCATTTGGAAAATACTGTTTAACAAAATCAACTAAATTCTGTTTAAATCTATTAAAATCTTTTCCTAAATATGATATATCTTTTGTATTATTCATTGTTATCCAATATTAACTACGCCATTTTCTGTTAATTGTATACTAAGTGTTTGCTCATCAATTGTACCATTTACTTGAAATGATATAGAAATTTCTATAACATTTTCTAGTGTCGGGTCATCAATAATTGATTTGATATCTAATTCAG